ATGGCAAAGACATTCGGTAATTACTTGAGTTTTTTGCAAAAACATTGAATGACGTTATGGGACGACGACCAAACACCGCAATTCTTGCTCAAGCCGCCGCTACTGGCGTCGGTTTGCGGCAGGCTCGGCGCCAGCTTGAGAAGGGGCAGGCGGTTGCGCCAGCAAAACCTATGAAGCCGATCGCTGGGATAGGATTAGACGGCGAGATCGATCGACTTGAATCACTGGCTGCCACCTTGGGCGAGGCAGCCAAGGAGGCAAGCGGGCCGGAGCGGTCGTCACTGATAGGCGATTACACCCGCGTCGTTGAAGCACTGCGAAAAATGAAGGGCGACCGGCCCGACATTAACGAGGCGGAGGGCAAGATGGTACCGATCGACGAGGCAGACAAGATACTGGCACGCCGGACTAACGCACTAATCCCGCTACTGCTTGGCATGCCCAAGCGCCTAGCGCCTATCTGCGCCCACCGTCCAGCCGCTGAGATACAGAAAGAGGTAGAGAACGAGGTCGGGCAAGTTATGCGACAAGTGCAGGCCGCGCTGTGAAGGCGGCCGAACAGCTACTAAAACGCGAGCGCGACCGCTGGAACTTTGAACCGCCGCCGTCCGTCATCGAGTGGGCCGAAAAAAACATTCAGCTAGATAGCAGGATCACGGCTCGACCAGGTCTTTACTCGACTAAGTACACGCCTTACGTGGCGGGCGTATTGGAAGCGTTGGCCGATCCGGGCGTTCATACTGTCAGCCTTTGCTGGGGATCGCAGACAGGCAAAACGCTGACTCTTGCCATCTGGCTGGCGTATAGAATCGCAAACGATCCAGCGCCGGCACTGCTCGTAATGCCGAACGCGGATCTGGCTAGGAGCTACAGCGAAACGCGACTGACTCCGATCTTTGAGAAGTGCAAGCCGGTGCGGGCATTGTTCCCATACGACAGCGACGATTTCAAAATCCTAGAGATGCAGTTCACTAGCATGACTCTCAGCCTGGTGGGATCGAACAGCCCGGCCAACATCAGCTCACGGCCGATCTGCATCGCGGTACTCGACGAGCTGGATAAGTTTGCGCCACCTACCGAACGCGAGGCGGCCGCCTACAATCTGGCGCTAGAACGGACAAAGGCTTTTCCGAATCGTAAGCACGTACTGACCAGCACTCCGACGCTAAGCACGGGCGATATATGGCAGAACTATCAGGCAGGAACGCAGGAGACTTTTCACGTCCCTTGCCATGCTTGCGGTGAAATGCAGGCGATGGAGTTTGGACAAGTGCGTTGGGCAGACAGCGCACGCAATCCTGACGGCAAATGGGACTTGCAGAAAGTCGGAGAGACGGCGGCATATCATTGTGTTAAGTGCAACGAACCATGGACTGAGGGCCACAGGCGATCGGCCGTAGAGCAGGGCAAGTGGGTGGCGGCAAATCCGACCGCAGAACGTGGTAGGCGTAGCATGCGACTGCCTAGCTGGTACTCGCCGACCGTTACCTTTGCGGATTGCGCCAAGCAGTTCTTAACGCAGAAACATTATCTGCACGGCTTGCAAGGATTCGTGAACGGATGGAGCGCGATGCCGTGGGAGGATCAGTTTGATGACGACAAAACAATCGACATCCCGGCCGGTGCGTTTGCGAAAAAGCAGGATTGGGAAACGGAACATATCAAACTGGCGGCCATAGACAGACAGATCGACGAGTATTGGTTTGTGGTAAGGGCGTTTGCTAGGGATGGAACGAGCAGGCTAATCGATGAAGGCCGAGCAAGGACGATCGAGGACGTGGCTCAACACCTGCACACGCTAGGCGTTCAACCGAAGCACACTGCTATGGATAGCGGATATGAGACGCAAGATTCGTACAGAATCTGTGCCCGCTATAAATGGACTGCATTAAAGGGCGAAGAGCGGCCAGCTTACTGGATCGAAACGCCACGCGGTCGGATGAAGTCAGTACACTCAGCAGAGCAACCCACTGACGCAGGCTGCATGCTTTTACTTCTCAGTTCGCCAGCCTGTCAGGATCTGCTGGCATGGTTGCGACGAGGGCAAGGGCCACGCTGGGAAATTGCCCATGACGTAAGCCCGGACTATCGCGAGCACATGAGCAGCCACAAAAAGGTGCATCGGATCAACCGCAAGACAGGGCGCGATCACTACGAATGGATACGGATCAAAAGCAGGCAGGATCACTTATACGATTGCGAAACATATCTGGCTGGCTTTGCCGTGTATGGGAAAGTCATTAGGCCAACCGCTTCACTAGAGGAGGAATCGTTGACACCCGTGGCGACATGATGGCTATTTCCCGCAGACTCACGCGGGCAGTTGCGACGAACTACCTGGCACAAGCCTCTGGGGTTACCGCAAGCGCCCTGACCAATCTTGCCACTGACCGCAACGCGGCCATGACGGGAGCGGCATCAGGCCGTGCATTGGTTGGATCTTCAGCAGGTGGACAATCGGCCAGCTTTCAGATCGATCTTAAACCGACCGAACGGGTTGAGTTATTTCAGGCCGCAATCGATTACCTAAACGGCGTACAAGTAACGCGCACTAGCGCATCGTTCTCTTACATTCTGGATAGCTGATTATGGCGCAGAAACTTTCACTCGTGGCTCGGATGGGCGCAGGCATTAAGGCGTTCGGAGCTGGATTCGGTGCGGGAATCAGCACTTTCCAGCCTTACGAAGGCGCAGGCTTTTCCCGTAAGCGGCCCGTCATTTACGGCGCCCATGCCCGCGATTCACGACTAGATCTAAACGAAGCCACTCGGACGGAACTGCTCAAACTTGCTCGGCACATGTACCGCAACGTCGGGCTGATTAAAGGTGCAGTGGATTCGATTGCCACCTATTCGATCGGGCCAGGACTTCGGCCGCAGTATCGCGGAGCAGACCAAGACTTTGGCAGATTGTGTGAGGAATACTGGCGGGACATGGTGGCACCATCGCCTGAAGTTACTGGCCGCATGACCTGGACGGATATGCTGCTGGCACTTTCGCGATCGATCGACGTGGATGGCGATGTGTTTGTCGTGATGACCGAAAAGGGAAAACTGCAAATCGTCGAGGGGCACAGAGTTTGTGAGGGCGACGACTACGGAACAGCCGACGGCGTGTTCCTTGGTAAACTTGGCGAGCCCACCGCATACCTTGTTCAGACTGGCGAGCTATATCGCAAACTTTCCGCAGAGACTGTGATTCACCTGATGGAGCTGGAACGGCCTGATCAGATTCGTGGAGGATCCTCACTTGCCCGCGCATTAAACCACGTCCGTGATTTAAAAATGCTCGGCGAGTTTGAAAAGGATGCATTGAAATTGCAGGGATCGATTGCCGCCGTCATCACCACCGACCAAGGCGATGAGCTGGCAGGGCAGGGCGGATTTTTTGGAACCGTGCAGGCTCAAGATACTGGCGAACCCACGATCGCCCGCGAGGAGATCACCAGCTCGGCAACCATCCCACGCCTTTCACCTGGCGAAAAGATTGAGATGATCGGGCCAAACCGACCGCACGCTGGGTTTGAGCCGTTCGCCAAGTTCCTAATTCGTGACGTGGCCATGGGCCTCGGATTGCCGGTTGAATTTGTCTACGACCCAGCCAGCGTCGGCGGGGCTGGGATGCGGTTTATTGTGGCAAAGGCACAGCGCAGATTTGAACAACGGCAACGCCTGCTCATCGATAGATTCTGCAATCGTGCATGGCGCTTTTTTATTGGGGGCGCGATTGCAAACGGGGATCTGCCAGCCGCTGAAGATTACGCCAAGGTTACGTGGCAAACTCCGAAGTCGCTAACTGTGGACGCAGGGCGTGAGGCACAGCAGGCACGAGAGGACTACAAGGCGGGCCTATCTAGTCTACAAAACTACTTTGGGGAGTTAGGACAGGACTGGGAAGAACAGGTCAGGCAGATCGCAAAGGAACGGGAATTTATCGCATCTATCGGAACCGTCACCCCCCAGACTGACGTGGCGGCCCCGGTGGAAGTAGTTAAAGAAGCACCCGCAATCGACGAACCCACGCCAGTTAATCCCGAGAAAGATCCGAACGCTGGGCCAGATGCGGAACTAAGCGCAAAGGTTGAGCTAGATTTACCAACACAAAACGCAGGCGAAACCGATGATAAGTTTATGGCTCGTTGCATGGGTAATCCAACAATGGTATCCGAATTCCCAGAAAATGATCAAAGGGCAGCCGTTTGTGCTAGGCAGATGAAACTATCCGCCAAGCCACAGACGGAATCCTTTATTATGAAAGATGATCCCGACTTTAGCCTTTCGTCTAAAGAGCTGGATATGGTTGCCAAGGCTATTGGATTAAAAGATAAGAAAGCAAGAACTACCCGAAAAAAGTAATTGTACGCACACCATCCGCCCATACGATTGGGGCGTGAGTGGTAATTCACCCGATACAGGCACAATTTACTATTACGACGACAAAATCATCGTGACTAAAAACATGGTCACTTTGGGTAATCCATATAACCAAGTATACAATTTAGCAACAATTCATGGGGTGAGCCACGGTCGAGATAACAGCGGAATGATTGTCAGGTTAATGTGGTTTTTGCTGGGCGTCTTTGGCTTAATGATGGGCGGCATATTATTTTCACAGGATTGGACTCTTACAGGCGGAACTATATTTCTAGGCTCTATTGGCATTTGCTGGCTTGCTGTACGCGGGTCATCACGCCCTTTTGTTGAGTTAAAGTTTGGCGGCCTAAACAATCAAATGCTGCACATGAAAAGGATGGACGAAGCCGAAGCCCTGGCCGTGGCCATAAAAATGGCGATGCACAATCTGAATACCCCGCCCGAACCCGGGCAAGCCGTCTACAAACCCATCTTTCCAGATCCCGCAAATCCCGTTTCACGCAATCCTATCTTCAGCCGGAACTGATTTGACACCCGTTGGCCAGCATGGCCAACAAACTCTCTAACGTATCCATTTTAACAGTAGGCGAGGCCAAGGGGCACAACCTACTGATCGACCAAACATCGCTTGAACAAGCGCTTGCCGTGGCGCTTTCTATGAAGCGCATTAAAGTGACCATGGGCCACGGTGCGGAAGTCTCTGGAATCCTTGGTTATATTGACGGCTTTAAGATTCAAGGCGATCGCTTAATGGGCGATTTAACATTGTTTAACACCAATGAGGCACAGTTTGTACAGCACTTGGCCAACGTACTGCCAGAAGGATTTGGTCTCTCTCTTACTTTTAGCGGAGTGCCTGAACAGATTGCGGGCGATCGTTTTGCGAGGGTAACCGAAATTTACGACATCAGCGTGGTGAGCACCCCGGCTGCCAATCCCGCGGGCATGTTTTCTGCATTCACAGCAGTTGACATGAAAAAACTTCAAATGAACGAAGCACCTGTCGAAGTTAAAAAAGAGCTCAGCGAGCCTGCCGTTGTGGCAGCTCCCGCACCCGAAGCTCCTGCCGTTGAAACTCCCGCCGTTGTCGAAGCGCCGAAAGCCGAATTGGCTGAAATGCCTGCCGACAAGCCTGAGGAAAAAATGGCTGAACCTACTTTAATTGACATCGCTGCAATGCTCACAGAAGTCCTCGCGCTGATGAAAGCCGATGCGGCCTCTGATATTATCGAGGCGCCTGAGATGGCTGCCGAGCTCAGCGCAAAGACTGAAGAAAAGGCCGACGACAAGGCCGTGACCACTTTGGAGAAAGCCAAGGCCGACGCTGCTGGCGCAGTGGCGGTTCCCGCTGAATCGAGCCAACCGCTCGGCCGGGCAGAAATCCTCAATCAATTCAACGCGGAAAAGAATCCGACCCGTCGGTCGGAACTGCTCCGCAAACTCGGACTGTAATCCAGTCCACTAGGAGAACACTACAATGGCCAACACAATCGGAACAACGAATGCCAATGTAATCGCTCAGAGGGCTCTCGAGATCCTCGTGGCGGATTACAGCTTCCTCAGAAACTCCGTCACGGATTTCAGCAGCGAAGCGGCAAAATACAACGCCTCAATCTTTACTCATCGCATCTCTGCGACGACCGCCCAGGACTATTCCCAGGCTAACGGTTACGCAGCGACCGCGACAACCCAGACGGATGTGCAGATCACTCTCAACAAGTTTAAGCATGTTTCGTATTCTGTGGACGATCAAGAGCGCACCAGCTCCAACATTAACCTAATCGAGCGTTTCGCCGGCGCAGCCGCGCACGCGCTTGGATTGCAGATGGTTGGAGATTTGCTCGCTCTCGTGACTTCCTCCACCTTCACCAGCGCATTGACGGTTGCTTCCAGCGCCTTCACCTACCGTTCGGTGGTGTCGGCCGGAATCACCCTCAACAACAACAACGTGCCAGTTAACGGCCGGTACGCTGTTCTCAACCCCAGCTTCTACGGTGCACTATTGAATGATAGCACCGTGGTTGCGAATCCTCAGATCACCGGCGACCTCGTTCGCACGGCTGGGATCGGCAACGTTGCTGGATTTAATATTAACCAGTACAGCGCAGTCCCCGGAAACAGCATCACGCTCGGCGGATTCTTCGCCCAGCAGGAAGCTTTGTTGATCGCGGCTCGCGTTCCTGAAGTTCCGACCGGCGTTCCCATCCCTGGGGATATTTCGGTTGTGACGGAACCCCGTACTGGCCTATCCGTCCAAGTTCGTGAGAACTACGACGTGGTCAAGGGCCAGCTGCAACGCACCTACGCCCTGATCTACGGCGTGAAAGCCGGAGAAACATCCAGCCTTGTGCGTATCAACGGTAGCTAATTCACTCGGGGAGGGCGGTGGGCTGAAAAGCTCACCGCCCTTTCCACTTTAAGAAATCCTCTCATGTCTGAATTTACAGAATGTCTCAAGGAAAGCTTGGCGGCTTTATACGATCAAACTGGCACGGCCGCCACTATCGGTTCCAGTTCAGTCACTGGCATCCTTTCGACGATCACCCGCAAAGAAAGCGTGGAGCTGGGCGGCTTTGATCTGGATCTAAACTCCACCTTTACCGTCGACGTGGCGAATCTAGCCACCGCTCCCACGATCGGATCTATTTTACTGGCTAACTCGGTCAGCTATCGGGTGGCGTCGATTGATACTTCCGTAGGCAGTTACGTTCTTGGGTTGCGAGAGGTTTAACCGTGGCCAATCGAAATCCTAAAATCTCCATTTACGCAATCGCCGGGCACGAGGCGCAATTCATGCAGCGCTTTGTAACGGCATTTTTGCCATACTGCGATGAGCTAGTAATTTGCATGGCCCAGGGTGCTCGGCCTGACGACGGAACTCGGGAGATTGCTGAAAAGGCAGGGGCTAAAATCGTTGAATATAAAAACGCACCAGCAGGGGCGATCTGGCCCCACGTCGATAACTTTGCCGCTGCTCGCAACATGGCGCTGGATGCCTGCACTGGCGACTATGCGGTATGGGTGGATTGCGACGACTTGCCGCATAAAGACCTCAAAAACGCTCTTAAAAGGGGCGTGGAAGCGTTTGAGCAGAATCCCAAGCTCGGCATCTATGCGGGCGTTTATGACGTTATAAACGCCAAATTAAGGCCAGTACGGGAAAGGATGGTGCGGCGTATAGATGGCGTATGGTCTGGGAGGTGGAACTACGCAGTGCATGAGGCGCTGTTGCCCAATGCTGGGCTAGAATCTGTGGGTGAGCAGGCAGTATGGGTAGAGCATCACCCCGGTGGCTATAAGCCAAACAGCGCCGATCGGAATCTTCGCATACTTCAGGGCCAGTTAAGTGAGGCAGGCAAGTATGCGTACTACTATCAGCAGGAACTATTCTTAGGAAATAGGCGGGTTGAATCAGAGCCGTGGTCGCATGTTGCGGCCGTCTGGCCGGGGCAGGAAGCAACGCTGGCTTACGAGGCCGCCTGCAATCAGGCCACGGCCACGACTGATCGCACAGTCAGGATCGGCCTATATCAAAAGGCCCATCAGATGAACCCTGGGCGGCGAGAGGCGATTTACTTTTTAGCCAGAGAAGAGGCCAGCGTGGGTGCGTGGTTGCAAGCCTATCACCTTTTAAAGTCTGCCATGGTGCAGCCGGATCCTGGCGTAAAGATATGGAACGCCCAGCGCACCGTATATGACTTTGAGTGTATTGATCTGTATTTGGCGGCATGTAAGGCCGTGGGTGATACGGCAGAGGCAGAGAAGATCGAGAACATGTGGCGGGCACAAAAGCCAGTAAAGATTACCGTTTGCCACGCCACGCGGGGCCGCCCGCAGGAAGCTATCAACGCCCGCATCTTGTGGATGAAAAAGGCGGCAGATCCAGCGTCAGTCGAGTGGATCTACTCAGTCGACGATGACGACCCTAAGGCCGACATGCTAAAAAATTGGGGGATCGTTAAAGGTAAGGGTGGCTGCATTGCGGCTTGGAACAGGGCGGCCGAAGTAGCCCGTGGTGATATTATCATTCAAGGCTCGGACGATTGGGATCCTCCGCTGCATTGGGACAAGATAATCAGCGACAGGATTGGCGATACAAGCAAGCCGAAGGTACTGGCGATTTCCGATGGCCATCGCAAAGACGATCTGCTGTGCATGGCAATCCTCACCAAAGCACGACTGCAAGATCAGGGCACAATGTTCGCCGCCGAATATGACAAATGCTCTGGCATATTCTCCGATAACGAATTTTCCAAGAGAGCTGCATACGATGGCGTCATAATTCCTGCTAAAGACATCGTATTCACTCACAATAATCCGCTATTCACGGGCGCAGTGCAGGACGCGGAATTTAAACGGCATAACGCAAAAGAAAATTACGAGCTGGGCGAAAAGATATTTAAGGAGAGGAACCCGTGATCTACGAATACAAAGGCAAGCTGTACCCAGACTATATTAAAAATGGGAATGCCTGCGCGCATGTTCTTCCATTTGCCCAACACTTTTGCCGTGGTGACGGCTTGGATATTGGTGGCACGAAAGAATGGCACTTGCCCGGCGCTACTGTGGTGAACATTGATCAAGCAAACGGATACGACGCACTCAACCTACCAGATTCAAAGTATGATTACATATTTTCATCACATACTCTAGAGCACGTCGAAAAATACGTCCACGCCCTAGAGCATTGGAAAACACGCCTCAAGCCGAGAGGAACCCTGTTTATGTATTTGCCACATCCAGACATGGAATATTGGTTACCGCAAAACAATCGCAAGCACGCTCACTTATTTCATCCCGAAGATATGGCCAAAACGCTAACCGATCTTGGATTTAAACAAGTGGTATGTAGTCAACGAGATCTCTATTGGTCGTTTGCCATCGTTGGGTTTAACGATTGAAAACCATTGTCTATCATCAGCGCCTTGGGGATATAATTAACTGCTTCCCAGCGGCTCGGCATTTTGCGAACCAAGGGGAAGAAGTGTTTATCGAATGCTTGCCACAATACGCAGGCGCTCTGGATCTTATAAGCTACGCAAAATGGGTGGCGCCAAGTGAAGGCGAGGGGGAGATTTTAGACTTTCAAATATGGCCCGAACGGTACAATGAATACAGGAACAGCGGGCAAAGCTATGTGGACTTTATGTATAGTCACCCGGCTCTTGTTAGAGTGGATCAAAAAATAATCCTAGATTGCGTACCCGACGGGCCGCCGCCCGGCTTGCCCGATCAATACAATCTTCTGGCTCCGCTAGGGATTAGCCAAAGTTGGAATTACCCCACGCTTGATATTCTAAATAAGGCAGAAGAGCTGATGGGCGATTACGTGATTATGTGCGAAAGCAAATACTACTTTCACAAAAGGCATTGGACGGCCCAATCGATTGTCGAAATGGCACAAGCCATTAAGCACGCTGAAAAGTTTATGACGATTAACTCGGCTCCGGCCATTCTCGCTTCGGCGTTGCGTCAAGATCGGCCGACTTACTTTCTGCCACAGAAAAACGAGTGGGCGCAGGACAACATTGCGCCTTGGCCTAGTCGCGTTGACGTGGAGCTGTAAACATGCCCGCCGTTACCATGCTGGATCGTCTAATTGAAGCTGCGTTTCAAGAGCTTCTAACTACAACCGTTACCGGGGTGACCTACCACTTGTCGCACGATAAGACGGAAAATATGCCGCCCTCGATAGTCATTAAAGCCACGCTAGGAACGGAAGAGCCGGTGCAAGGATCTGGCGTGTTCAGTGTGCCAGTTGAAATCGTGGTGGATGATTCTTATGACGACACAACCGTGGACGCACACACCCAGAAATGCTCCAAAGTGCTACAGGCTTTCTATGATTCCAGCCCCCTGGCGACACGACTCAACGCAACCACAGCGATTGGATCTGCCCGTTGTTTTAACGCAAAACTAGAATCGGTAGAGCCGGAAGCTGACGACGAGGAGCGATCGATGCGACGCACCTACAAGTTGGCAGTCATCGCATATCCAAATTCAATCGCGAGTTGACACAAAATTTAAGTCAATATGGCAGCCACAACAATCGGAACTTCTGGCCTACAATTCGGCATCTCTGCGGAATCTGGCGGCCTCGTACAATCTTTTACTGAAACCCGCAACGTTGAACGTGCGGAAGTTAGGAATCAAAGCGGCGAGGTAGTCGGTGCTGCCATGTATAACCCGACTGATACCTTTGCCTTCTCCACAACCATCACGGGCACCTACGCTACTACGGCTGGCGCTGTTCTAACCACGCTTGCTAACGCTGCCAGCACCGGCGGTAAGATTATCGTGGACAGCGTCACAACGAATCGTGCCTCTGATGGATTCGTCACGGTGGACGTATCAGCGACTCGCTTCCCTAACATGAGCTAATCCGCTTCGGCGGGTTTATGAGATCCTAAAATGGTCGATAGCTTCTGGGGAACGACAAACATCAAAGTTGCTGCGGCCGCCTCTGCTTTTGGCGCCAAGCTACGCCCCATGGATCCAGTCACTTGCATCGTAAAAGAGGACGGCCATCGCCAGTTTACTTTCTGGTTCACAATATCTGAAGGCGACGAAGCAAAGGCTGAAATGGAGCGCACTTGGGCGGAAATGAAGTCAGACGGTGAATCGCCAATCCGTTACGTAAGGGCAGCTCTTGAAAACCGCGAAACACTGCTTGGCCTAATGAAGCGGGCAGAACCGATCATATCGATTCAGCGTGGCGGCCAGACGCTTCTAGTCAGCGAGCGAGCCAGCCCAGAGCTGAAACGGGCGATGCTAAAGAAACTATGAGCGAAGAGAATCTGTTGCAGGAGCTGGATCAGGCATTTATATCGCCAGACAGATATTTTAAGGATCAGAAACTGGCTCCGTATACCGAGGGCAGTCGCTTGCTGATGATTCAAATTCGCAACGAAAACGACAGCCCTATATTTTTTGTTTACGCATTTATCTATCTGCACATCCTGCTGGCTAAGAGCAGAAAAGAGGCCATCAAATTGGCATGGGATCAGGATGTTTTTAGAGAAAAGCTGATGGAATGGTCGGAAAAATTAGGCGAGGAGGATCGGGATACCGCCAGCCTGCTGGTCGCCAATATTTTAAACGAATCGAACAAATCTAAAGTAAACGTAATTCCATCCGGCGTGCCACAGCCGCCGGGAAACGGGTAACGCCAGGCGGAACCGCCGCGTGCGTGTTCGTCCTGGCAAAGGAAACCGGTTGGCCGCTGATGACGATTTTATGGGAAGTGCCGCTACACATCGTCCATCAGGCAGAGCATGTATTTATGTATATGAACGGAGCAAAGTTGCGTCGGCCGTATGCCGTCGTGGGCACAGATCTCCGTGACATGGAGAAAGCGTTAGGACTATGAGTGCCAGCCTTACCGTCAATCCGATCAAACTTCAGCAGGCATTTAAAGCCTTTACTGGAAATATGAAAATTGAAGCTGCCAAGGAAATGCGGATTCAGGCCCGTTCGCTTTGCGTCAGCTTGGCCAATTCCACCCAGCCATTCGGCTTAAATCCAAAGGCAAAGGCCATAGGGGAAAAGGCTGTGACGCGGGATATTGATCGAGTTTACAAGTCAACACTTACGGCCGTGCGTGAAATAGGATCGCTGCCATTAGGCAGAGGCAAGACGGCCACACAAAACGCCAAGCAGGCCGCCGCAGCTCTAGCGGCGCTTGTCCTGGGTAAATCATTTAACAAAGGCAAAAAAGGCGTCGCTGCAAAAAGCGAGGCTCAGGCTTTAATTGATCGGCTAAACTATAAGCCTTACGTTTATACTAAAATCGGTGACTTTGATAAAGGCAGCGCACATGAAAATGCTAGGTTCGGAAAGAGTCGCCGAGTGCCAAAAAATCAGTTTGTTCGCCAGGTCGTCACAAAGGAGACCGAATTAGCCAGATACTTTAAGCAAAAACGTGGAAACGTAGGTATTGCAAAATCCGGCTGGGCCGTTTGTGCGGGAATCCTTGGCGGATTTAGGGGTATACCGAAATGGGTATATCGCCACACCGGCGGCGGCCGCGTTGAGGATAGGTCGCTAACAAAAGCAGGCGCTTTTTCAAAGCCCTATATTTCAATGACAAACACGATCCCATGGATATCAAACGTCATCAGCAAATCTACTGTCCAAAAATCCATTGACATACAGGTAGTAAAAATGATCAAACGGCTTTCTATCATCGCTGCTTATCAAAGCAAAAAGGCTGGCCTATAATGGACGCAGTCGCCACAGCCAAATTGGCCTTAGACGCATCCGGCTTTGATCGTGGCATTGCGTCAGCCCAGACGTCGGTTGCACGGTTTGCAAAGACGGCAGGCGGGCTAGTCGCCGGCGCCTTTGCGTTCGACAAGATTATCGCAGGTTTTTCTAGCGCCATTGAAAAGGGGGATCAGTTGCAGGATATCGCGGAGAAGTTTGGCGTATCTGCCAGCAAATTACAGCTCTTGGGAAATGCGGCGAGCGTGTTTGGCAGCGGGATTGATCAGGTATCCGCCGGATTAAACAAGCTATCATTGGCTCAACAGAAAGCCCTGGCTGGCGACAAAGGACTAGAAAACACGTTTAAGGAAGTGGGCATTAGCATTGAAAATCTAAAAGACATGAAGCCAGAGGATATTCTGCTAAAAATATCCGACAGTTTTGCCAGCGGGGCAAATGAAGGCCGACAGTTTATCATCGTAAATGAACTGCTTGGAAAGGCGCAAACGGATCTAATTAAAGTTTTAAACCAAGGATCTGCGGCCATTATTGAGCAGGGAGAGAACATCGGCGTTTACACCGATGAACAGATCGCAAGTCTTTCCGCTTTATCTGATTCGCTAAAGAAATTTCAAAACCTTACAAGCCTTGTATTTGGAGTTGCCGCAACAGCAATTATGGACGCAGTTGAGGCTTATTCCAGATTTGCTGTAATTCCGCCTTTAATCAAATTTTTTGATCAAGCCAAACCTGGATCCAGCAAAGCTGGCAAGGTGATAATGGACGCAACAGATAGCGCAGACGCCATGGCGGCGGTTGCTGACGAAAAAAAGAAGTTAGATAAAAAACTATATGACGAAGAAATCTACAACTTAGAGGAAGAAGCGCGCCTAAAGGAAAACAGGGAAAAGACGATTTTCGATCGCATGGTAAGAGATGCAGAGTTTGCTCGGGATGAAAAGAAGCGGGTATTACAACTTGAAAAAGAAACAGCGATGAAGAATCGCGAGCTAATTTTGCGGGGCATGGAAGCATCCGGCACCATCTTGGATCGTGCCAGAGCTGCCGCTGAACGGCTCGGCATGGGCGGATTGGCCCGTCAAATTGATATCCAGAGAGCGCAACAACAGAAACAGACTGACGTGTCGCTGATTTCTGGAATAGGGGCAACGCCAGGGGAACGCCGTAGCTTTAGGGACAACGAAAAGATTAATGCTCTCACACAGGCCGAGGGTGATTTGCAACGACAACAAAACAACGAATTGCTCAACAGCTTCGACTCCATGCAAAAAATAGTTGCAAATATCTTAACAAAAATTGACGATAAACTAGGAGTCCCGATATTGAAAACGGCGTATTGATATGGCCGCCAGCATAATAAATACCACGCTAAATGCGGGTGGGAAGATCCTCCGCAAGTCGACCAGATCTACGTCTGTTGACGGGTTAGTCACCCTTGTCGAAAACTATACGATTCGCCTTGCGGATATTGCGTCCTTAGAGCCTGACGCTGGAACAACGCACAGCTCTTTTTCTACGGCCACTGCAAAATATGCAAGAATGTATGTTGAGACGACGGCCGTGAATCCAATCGACGGAGATCTTGCGGATCTGAGCGTGACTTACGTTGGGCTGGATTACGCCAGCGGCTTGCCATCGGCATACATTACCGCAGTTGGCCAGCCTGGGGCCGGTGTATTTGGCGCAGATGCATCCGTGCTTGTTAAGTATGTCACGGCTCAGCCGGTTTTTGATTTGTTAAAGGGTTCGTCAATTAGGCTTAATTTTAAAAACGGCTTCATAACTACAAATCTAACTTTACCAAGCAAAAGATTTATACCAGCAAGTATTAACGGAACAACAATGCCGACCAATCCAAGGGCAAGGGAATATAGGGCATCCTATATTGGAGGTGTTTTCAGGGAATGGCTTTATGCTGGATATGTTCAAACATCCATCAGCTTTCAACGCAGGGGCGAATTTAATCAAATTGAAGAGCAATTTACGGAATTTTTTACTGGCAGTTCAGATATGTTTACTTCTAGTGGGGCGATTAATCTTGCTCAAGTTAATTCCCTGCCATCCTCGAGCTTTTTCTTTTAATGAAAACTAGAGAGCTTCGGCCCATAAATCCAACTCCGCAAGGAGTGGGGATTTCGGCAGAATATATTAACAGCATTATTGATAGAATAGAGGATCTAGTACAGGTTGCGGAATCGCAGAAGCCGATCGCAGGGGAAGGGATTAACATCCAATATACTGCCATTGGTGCCGTCATTAAGACCGGATGATCTATCCGAAATTAGACAGGGTACGTAATGGCGGGAAAATGTCCGTTGAGCTGGTCAATGGACTTATAAAGCGGACCGAATATGCGGCCGATCTATTAAAACAATACAAGTGCGTTGCCGGAACAGGAATAAATATAAAACAGCGTTATGATGGGGCGACGATAGGATCGGCGGGTAAATACAGGATTGTTGGAATTGCAAGTATTGGAGGTCAATTCATAGGCTATTTATATAATGGCTCA